TGATCGAGACGGCATCGGTCGATCACGACGTTGAGCGGGCCGACGCCACACCACGAAGACGAGGACGGCCGCCGCGTGCGATACAGAAGCCTGACGACACTGACGCCGCCAGCGGTTGAGCCCGTCACGCTCGCCGAGGCCAAGGCTCACTGTCGCGTTGACACGGACACCGACGATGCCTTGATCCAGGCATACATCACGGCGGCTCGTGAGTGGTGCGAGGCGTATTGCGACGAGACGCTCGTGCATACGCAGTACCGCATGACGCTCGATGCGTTCCCGGGCGAGATCGAGTTGCCGCGTCCGCCGATGGCTTCGTCTGGCACGGCCACGGCGGTGAGCGTTACCTACACGCTGGAGAACCAATCGACGGCGGCTCTTTCGACCACGGCCTACCGCGTGGATCGGGCTTCGATGCCGGGCGTGCTGCGAACGCCGTACAACGGCTCCTGGCCCAGCCATCTCCTCGACTACAACGCCGTCACCGTGACGTGGTGGGGCGGCAAGAGCGCGGACGGCTCGGGCGTGGAACAGCGGTTCAAGAACGCGATTCTGTGGCTGGTGGGCATGTGGTACGAGCGGCGGATGGCGGCTGACGCCGTGAGCCTGTCGGAGATTCCTTTCGGCGTGAAAGCGTTGCTCGATTCGGCGAAGTGGGGGTCTTACCGATGAGCGACATCAAAGGCCGATTCGGCATCGACGTGCTGTTCACCGATTCGACCGTGGCTGGCGGGGCGAAGTCGCTGAAAACGATCACGCTCCAGCACGCCACCGAATATGACGTCGGAAAAGTGGCCGTCGTGTCTGGCACCTGTGGCACGGCGGTCGTGAGCGTGCCGGTCGCCCCGACTACCTATCGCAATGCGGCTGGCAACCTCGTCTCGTTTGCGAGCGTCTCTCGCGTGGCGTTTTCCGCGACCGGCGCGGCAATGGTCGCGTGCGACGGCTCGGGCGGCTGCGGCGAAAACGATTGGACGATCTACTCGCGGGCCGGGCAGGTAGCCGTGTCGGAGGCGGTGGAGACGGCTTCGTTTTCGATCAACGTGATGGGCACGGCTGGCACGGCGGCGTACACGCTGGTGATGTATGGCTCTTGATCCCGGGCGGCTCCGCGAGCGGGTGACGATTCAATCCGCGACCGAGCGGCGCAACACGCTGGGCGAAACGACCCTGGAGTGGGCGACGTTCACCGAACGGTGGGCGAGCGTCGAGGGTCTTTCGTCCCGCGAGTTGCTGTTGTCGGGGCAGCAGCAGACGGAACTCACGCACCGCGTGCGGCTGCGGTACGTCACCGGGCTGACGCAATCCATGCGGATTTCGTGGCGTGGTCGGCTGCTGGAGATCACGACGCTGCTCGAGCATGGCAACCGCAGCGAGCATGAGATTCTTTGCACGGAGCGGGTGGACTGATGGCAACCGCAGGCATCGAAATCACCGCCGAGATGGCTGAACTGCGGGAACTGCAGCAGGCTATCGGTCGGCTGTTCTCTCCTGCCGACAAGGCCCGCATCTTGAAGGCGGCACTGGAAAAGGCAATCGAGCCCGCGTACCAGCGGCTGCAGCAACTCACACCCATCGGCCCGACCGGGAACCTGCGCCGGGCGGTATCGAAGAAGGTGAAGACCTACACGAAGGACGGGACTGCCGTTGGGCTCGTCGGCTTCCGCCGGGCCGGTCAGGAGCGTTCGGAGAGTGCGGCTGGCGGTGCCGTGCGTACCGGGCCTGACCGGGCGTTTCATCAGTGGTGGCTAGAAGAGGGGACAAAGCCCCGTCAGGTGATGACGCTGTCCAACAAGCCCTATGGGCGAAAGGGGCATCTGCGTCGCATCAAGGGTCGCCCGTCGGTCGAGGTTCGCCCGCACATCGTCCAGAAGGGGCAAGGCGGATACATCGCGTCGAGCTACAACCGGCTCGGCCCGTTCAAGATGATTCGCACGGATAATGGCCGCGTGCAGACGGACCCCGGTTCGCCGCGAGCGTTTTTCAAGAAATCAAAGACTCCGATCACGATTCCCGCCATGCAGCCCGGCGGCAGCGGCGCCCCGCCGCTCAAGACCGCCTGGGATCAGACCCAGCCGACCGTGGCGGAAATCCTCCAGCGGGAACTGCGGCTGTCGCTGGAGCAGGCTGTCAGCACCCTGGCCCGGTCGGCGTCTGAGGTAATCGGCGAATGAGCGTCAAATCCCCCGAGCGGCTGATTGCCGCAGCCCTGGCATCCTCGCCCCTGGTGGCCGAGCTAATCGGTGACCGGGTCTATCCGGTGATTGCCCCGGCGTCGGCGGCGATTCCGTTCGTGACCTGGCGGCGGCAGGGAGTGCAGCGGGAGGCGACGCTTTCCGGGCCGTCTGGCATCGCCAACGTGACGCTGGCGGTGGATATGTACGACACGACCTACGAGGGAGTAAGGGAACTGGCCGACCGCTGCCGGGAAACACTGAATGGTTTTGGGGGGGCGTTGGGAAACTGGATTTCAGTTCGCAACGTGTCGCTGCTCAACGAGAGCGACGGGTTCGTACAACTGGCCGGCGGCGACCTGCCGCCCGTCTATAGCGTGACGCAGACCTACACCATTCTCTGGCAGGAGACTTGACCAGTGTCATTCTCGACTCCGCACGATACCGCAGTTGCTGGTTCCGGAACGCGGCTCACGCTGTCGATTGGCGCCGCCACCTCGACCTACATCGTCAGCAACATCGTCCTTGCGAACACGGACGGTGTGGCGGCCAACACGCAGATCGACGTGGCCCACCTCGGCCAGACCACGGGCGAACTGGCGGCTCGTCTCAATCCTCCGCTCGTGCTGCCCGCTGAAGACGGCGGCTCGGGTCGGCAGGTGACGTTCGACTACATCGGGCGAACGGTTTTGTTCGACGGCACGACCGGCACCTACCACATCCAAGTGGCCGGTTCGACGCTGGTCGGTGGCACCACGGCGAGCTATTACACCGTGCAGAGTTCGACGCTGACGCTGGCGACGAACGACGCCATCCGTGGGCAGGGCGTTCTTACGGTCGCCCGCTAATCACGACGGGAGGCCGTCGTGGCGATTCCATGCCAAGGCTTTACGCTGACCTGGGGAGGCCAGACGCTCTCCGAGGTCCAGGCTATTGAAGCCGACATCTACGGCGGCGAACTGCCGCGAGGCCGCACGACCACATGGACGCCCAACATGGGCACCGTGCGGCTGCTCGGGTTCGCGGCGACGAATCTCACGACCGCCGAGTACGGAAAGCGGAAGCGGCTGACGATTCTCGCCCGCACCAGCACGGCGACTAACGCCAGCGTTACCACGCTGTTTGACAGCGATTGCATCTACAGCGGCGTGCGGATCGACGCCGCCGCAAATAGTGCCGTTCGACTTGCGTTCACTTTTAGGATTCAAGACACGCTCGACGCACCGAGTAATCCATAGGAGTACGCGAGACATGGCACTGACGGCAGAGCAGATTCTTTCCGCCGACGATATGGGGCTGAAAAAGGTCAACGTCCACGAGTGGGGCGGCGACGTGTTCATCCGTGTGATGAGCGTGGGCGAGCGGGACGCCTACGAGCGGAAGTGGATCGGCAAGAAGGAAACCGGCATCGACAACTTCCGCACGCAGTATCTCGCGGGCGTGCTGTGCGATGAAGGCGGCAAGCTCTTGTTTACCCGCGACCAGATCGACGCTCTCGCCCAGAAGAGCGGCGCGGTCATGGGGCGGCTGTTTGACGAAGCGATGAAACACAATCGGATGACCGAGGAGGATGTGCAGGAGTTGGGAAAAGGCTGAACGCAAGCCCGACGCGGCGGTACATGTTTGCCGTCGCGCGGGACTTGCGGATGACGGTTCGTGAGTTGGGCACGCGGATGGATTCCGCCGAGTTCAGCGAATGGATCGCCTACAACCGCTACTACTCCGCATTGCCGGATTCGTGGCGGGAGACGGCGTTAATCGTCACGGCCCTCCTGGCTCCGCACATCGGGAAAAACCAGAAACGTCCTAAGCCCGAAGACTTCGTGCCGGTGGAGAAGCCTCCGCATCACGAGTCGCAGGACTTGTCGGCGTTGCTGGAGTTGCGACGGCAGTTTGGTCTAGGCGACCCCGAAGATGGCTAATGTCCTCTCACTGGCGTTGCGGGTCACGGCGGATGCCAGCGGGCTCAAGCTCGATCCGGTGCAGCGTGCGCTTGTCGGTCTGGGCGACCAGGCCGAGAAGTTGACGAAGCAGTTTGAGCAGTTCTCCAGCGGGAGCGAAGCGGCTGCGAAGGCGCAGGCCAACTTCGACAAGCAGGCTCAAGACCTCATCAACACGCTCCGCGATGGCGGCAGTGCGACGGAGTTTGCAGCCGGGTTTGAGCGGCTGACCGAGGCGGTCAACAAGGAAGCCGCCGCGCTTGAGCGGGCGGCCCGCATTACCGAGGCGAACCTGTCGCCGCTGGAGCGATTCGACCGCGCCCAGGCGGAACTCAATGAGCAGGTGCAGGCTGGCCGCATTTCGTTGGAGACGTACAACCGGGCGACGGAGAGTGCTGCCAAGGGGCTGACCGCTGCCGAGCGTGCGGCTCGCGGGCTGGCGGTACAGCAGAAAGAGATCGACAACGCCGCCGAAAACACGACGCTCAAGTTCAACGAGTTGTCGGGCGTATTCTCTGTGCTTCCCGGCCCACTTGGCAACATCGCGGGGCGAATCTCGGGCATCTCGTCTGCGAGCGAGGGGCTGTCGCGGGTGTTCGCTGGCGGGTTGCAGACCGGGCTCACGAGCATCGCGTCATCGGTCACGGCCCTCATCAACCCGTTCACGCTAGCACTGGCGGGCATTACGGCGTTCGCAGCCGGTGCGGCGGCGGTCGTTCAAGGTCTGGTCAACCTGGATGACCGCGTCGAAAAACTCGGCAACACCGCCGACAAACTGGGCGTCTCGTTTGAGTTCATCCAGACGCTCGAGGAGGCGGCTCGCCGCAGCGGCACGAGCATCGACGCAGTGAGTGCCGCGTTCGGTCGGCTGCAGAAGAACGTGCTCGGCGTGGACGAGGAGAGCAAGGCGGCGCAGAAGGCACTCTCCGAGATCGGCGTCACGGCGGAAGAACTCGCCGCGATGTCGCCCGAGCAGCAGTACCAGCGGATCGGCCGGGCGTTGGCCGACATCGAAGACCCGGCCCGTCGCACGGCTACAGCAACGGCATTGTTCGGCAAGGCCGGTGCCGACCTCGTTCCGTTCTTCAATAACATCGGGCCGGCGGCGGATGACATTGAACGGTACGGCCGCGCGTTGTCTGCGTTTGACCGGACGCGAATTGACGAGTTTGGAAGCAGCCTTGACGCTCTTGGCGTGGCAACGCAGGGGCTTGGGCAGTCTCTCCTTCTCCCCTTCACTGGACTTGGCGACGGCATCGCTCGCGGGCTGGCGGAAGTCACTGCCGGAATCACGGCAATCGTGGACCCGATTGGTCGCATCCTTGAGCCTATCCTGACGAACATTGGTCGCCTGGTCGAAGTTGTCGGCATCGGGCTTGGAACACTCGGCAGGAATGTCGGCGCTGTTTTCGAGCCGTTTGCGACCATCGTGCAGGCTGTTTCGCAAGCACTCGCTCCGCTCAGCGAGAGCGTCATCAGTATCGCCACCTACCTTGGAAATGCTTCGACCGCTGCGACTGAATGGCTGGTTTCTTTCAGCCCGATTGGCGTCATCGCAGAAAACGTCGGCGCCCTTGGCGAGACCATCAGCCGTGTCGTGACGATCATCACAACCGCGTTTCAGCGTGTCGGCGAGTTCATTGGCGGACTTGTTTCTCGGTTCGGGGAACTGGTCGCTCAGTCTCCGTTGCTTCAAACGCTGGGAAAGATTGTCAGTTCGGTGTTCGGCTCGGTCGCGTCAGTGTTCTCGACGATTGCGAACGCCATCGGCGGCGTAGTCGGCAGGCTGCTCACGATTGCGGAAAACTTCCTGGGCATTGACCGCTCCGCACAGCAGGCTGCGGAAGCCACGCAAAACCTTGGCGGCAGCGTTGAGCAACTAACAGAGGAGGAGCAGAAGGCTGCTGCGGAGCGAGAGAAGTTCCTGCAAACCTTTACGAACGACGTATCCAAGGCAATCGACGAATCCGCGAAGTTTGGGCAGGCCGGGTTCGACGCCGCCCTGCAATACCAGAATGCAATTGCCGACCTGCAAGAGCAACTTGATCGCGGGATGATTAACGAAACGATGTTTGCCCGTGAGGCAGAAAAAGCCAAGCAAGCGTACGGCGCACAAATCGACATTGCCAAGAAGGCCGCTGCCGAGATTGAAGCCAACACCAAGCGTGTCGATGGGCTGCTTGCGAAGGCAAACGAAATCCCACAGGTTGAACAAGAGATCAACGCCGTCGAGTCAGAGATCACTCGCGTCGAGGCCGCACTGGCCACTGCGCGTGAAAGCGGCGCGACGGCACAGGCCGATGCCCTTGCCGCTCGGCTCGCCCAGCTCGATCAACTCCAGGCTGGGCTACAGGACAAGGCAGACCAGGCGGCCCAGGGTTTTGAGCAGGGGTTTGATTCGGCTTTTGCCAGTGTAGATCGCGGCATCGGGTCGCTGATCGACAAGGCCAGCGAGTTCGGCCAGGCGGGATTCGATGCTGCTCTTGAACTGCAGAACGGCATCGAGAAAGCACAGCAACAGGCACGCGATGGCATCTTGAACAAGGAAGCGTTTGACAAAGAGGTCGAGAGGCAAAAGAAGCTATACGAACAAAGGCTTGACCAGATCAAGGAGATTGAGAAGGTCAACGAGCAAATCGCTGGTAAGGAATCGGAATTGCTGGACAAGCAATTCGAAATCGAACTCGCCCGCGTCGAAGAACTTGCCAACGTCCGCACCGGCTCCGTCGAAATCAACGACCTCCGCTCGGGTGGCATCTCGGCGTTCTTCGACACGCTGCAGGAAGACCCCGCCATCGCGGAGGCCAAGAAGCAGACGAAGGAACTGGAGAAGATGCGGAAAGAAATCGAGAAGCTCCAGGCCGAGAAGGTTGACATCCTCGCGGGGACTGGCTGATGGCCGTACGGCAATGGCGTGAACTACCGCGAACCGTCACGCATCTGATCGGTGCGTCACCGGAGTTTGAGCGTCGATTCGTCGCCACGCTCGACGATCCCGATACGAACGCTGGGACGGTCGTGCAGACAATCGGCTGCACGCACGGCTCGTCGCATCCAGAAATCGCGTGGGCTGAGTGCTACGAAGTCACGGTCAACGAAGCCTACGAGGACAACCGCTACTGGCACGAGGTAGTCGCCAAATACAAAATCCCCGAGGCCGACGAACGCGAGATCGACCTCCTGCCGTGGCTGCGTCCCGACGTGTGGAAGTTCCAGACGCAAGGCGTGGCCGTCCCAGCGTTGACCTACTACGACGGCTCGACGCGGAAGCCGCTCACGAACTCGGCCGGAGACTTTTTCGAGGGGCTGACCGTTGATGAGGCCCAGCAGAAAATCACGATCACGAGCAATCGCCAGCAGTTCCCGTCGGCGCTCGCAGCGGCTGTGACGAATTGCGTCAACGACGGCTCGTATCTCGGGTTTGCCACGGACTGCATCAAGGTGCAGGGCATTTCGGGCGAGCAAGCGGTGGAGCAGGTCAACGGCCAAGAAGTGCGCTTCTGGAAGATCACCTGCGAGCTGCTCGGCCGCCAGACGGGATGGAACCTGCTGCTTCCTGACGTGGGCTTCAATTACGTCGAGGGCAGCGTCAAGAAGCGAGCCGACGTCAAGGGGCCGGACGGAGAAATGGTCGCCTCGGCCAACCCGATTGCACTCAACGGTAGTGGCGGCAAGCAGTCTGGTGGCGGGCTGCCTGCCATCCTCACTCGCCGCATCTACACCCGCATCTCTATGTCGCAATTCTTCGGCACGCCGCCGACCTAGGAGGAACCATGGCCGACATTTCCTACAGCGTGAATCTGAACGTCAACGCCGGTGCGTTGCAGCAGAACATCAACGCCTCTGGCATCACGAGCGACTTCTCCACGACGGGGTTGCTCGCTTTGACGCTCAATCTGGGCACGGCGACGCAGACGATTACCACGGCGTCGGCATCAAACCTTGGGCTGTGTTTCGCTAGGTCGCTGGCAACCAGCGGCACGCATACGATTTCGCTGGGGCGAATCAGCGGCACGACGCTCTTTGATGCCGTGCGGCTGAAGGCTGGTGAGGCTGGCATCTTCCGACTCGCGCCGGGGAACTACGCTGCCAAGGCTGATGCGCCTGGGTCGCGGCTGCTCCTGCAAATCTTGGAGGAGTGATGTCTGACGCTCGCGTTGACTTCACTCGCGGTGCTGCGGAGCGGATCGCTCGAGCTGTTCGTATCGTCGAGACGGGCGAGCGGGACGGGGCGCCGCTGGAGTTCAGCCATGCGTTGGAGAGTGGCGGCAAGGCTTTTCGGCTTGGCACATTCACCGGGGAATGGCAACTCAATCAGTACAAGACTGTGACGTTTCACAACGTCACCTCGACCCCCAATACAGCCAGTGTCCTCAACCTGTGCAATCCGTCCGTCGGATTCTCGACTGCAAACACGAGCGAGTCGCGGTTTGTCATTTTCGGCAGGGTCAAATACACGACCGACTTCGTTGCGGTCGAGATTCAGCAAGTCGGCACGCAGTGCTCGTCTTCGTTGACGCTGGGCTCCGTTGACCTCTCTACGCTGCCTGGGTTTGACTCGGGCGTTATTCAGATTCTCGGCCACGGTACGGTTGGCACGGCGAGTACGTGCCGGCCAGTGTTGCAGTGGTACTCGATCACGACCTGCGGCACCGCGACTGCTAGCGCATGACGCTCATCACATTCGACAACGGCAAGCCGGTCCTGCGCGATGGCAAGGTCGGCACGGCGCAGGGTTGCTGCTGCGGCTGCTCGTGTTGCATCATAGACGGCGTGTGCAAATGCCAATACACGACGAAGGAGGAGTGCGAGGATTGCGTCCGCACCTACCAGTGTTACGAGCGAGTCAACACGGAGTGCGACGGCGACTGCCCTGACGGCTACGACCCGTACACGGAGGTCCGCACCACCGTCACCATCACGTTCTCCAGCGCATGCTGGGCGTCCGCCTACTCCGCCGAGGTCGACGATCTGGTAATCGGATGCGGGCAAATCTTGTCCGCTGCGGTCACATCCCAGTCCGGCACGTTGGCCAAGTTCGGCCACGTCGCTCCGACAGTTACCGCCGCCCCGCTCGACGAGTCCTGGTGTGTCCAGGGGGGGTCCGGGGCCGTCCTGGGCGTCACGCTCGAAGAGGTCGCCGACCCATACGGCTGCGGTTTTAGCGTGTGGCGTGTCGCATCCGTGGAGGTCATCAACGGCGGCAGCGGGTACGTGTCGGACCCGAACGACGGGTGTGTCGCGATCGCCTTTACTGCCGGCGTAAGTCGCGAGCCGCCGACGCTCGCGGCCACGGCCACTGGCGGTTCCGGCGCCAGCCTGACGGTCGCGATCACCGAAAACGCGGGCAGCCCGAAAACGTGGCGAGTCTCTGGGATCACTGTGGGCAGCGGCGGCAGCGGCTACACGGACCTAGCTTACGTGACCATCACCGCCGCGTCAGGCGACACCACGCAAGCGGCCGCGACGGCGCAGATCGAAACCGGGCGAGTCGCTCCAACGGTGTCGGTGGTGGAATATACCTTTGCCGGCAGCGGAGCCGTTGTCACAGTCACGCTCGCGGAGACGCCAAATTGGCAAGGCTCCGGCCGATCGGTCTGGCGGGTCACGGCGTTTGTTGTCGTGGATGGCGGCTCTGGCTACGTCGAGGGGGACTCATTCGAGGGCATCGTAACCGACGGGGTGGTCATGCCAGGGGAGGATGCGATTTGCCTCGTTTCGTCCGTCGACGAGAGCGGCGCTGTGCTGGCGGTTGAGCTGTGGGACCAGGGCGTCTATTACAAAAGCACGGACGTCATCGCGGCCGTGGTCGTCGGCAACGCGGGTCAGTATTACGGCGCAGACCCCGAGCCGAATCCAATTACGCTGCAAGGGGCCGCGGCCCAGATCGCGGAGGTGGACGAGGACGGCGCTATCCTCAGTATTACAGTGACAGACGGCGGCGCGTACTACCGCGAGGACGCGACGGCGGCCCCCTACGTCGCAACGCCTACCATCACATTCAACGGCGGCTACGGTTCAGGGGCCGTAATCGTCCCGACAATCGACACTGACACATCCAGCCCGACGTTTGGCAAAATAACATCACTGGAAGTCACAGACGGCGGATCGGGCTACCTCGCATTGTGCGAGCGCACTCGCTCGTTGTCGTCCTGCGCCGACTGTCCGCCGCGAGACTCACCGGAATACAGTCAATGCAATCAAGTGTCAGCCGAGGGTCCTTGCGGCACATGGCAGCAAGTGGACTGCGAGGACGTTGATCCAAATGCCCCGTGTTGCGAGTCATGCCTGCCGGAGTGCGTGCCGACGCTGAACGTGGTGGATAGTAGCGGTGGTTATCTCAAGCAGTCCTATATTGTGTCGCAACCAAACAGAGCGTTCTGGGGTGACGAGGAATACTCCGAAGGGTGGCTGGCGAACAACGCCGGATGCACTCTGCTGTGGGTACAGGATTCTGTTTCGCAGTCGAACGCAACAGGCACGTTCTGTGCGTTGCATCCGGTAACAGGCCAGCCGCAGTACAGCATTCGCTCATGGGTGCGATACCGGCTGTTTCTGATTGACTGCCGAACGGGCTCGCTGCGTGATGTGACCGAAGAAGCCCTGGCTGCGACTTACGGCGGAACTGTCTGCACAGTGCCTACTGGGTCGTTCGGCCAACCGCTCTGCGATCCGCTGACTGCCTGCTCGGGCGACAACCCTGGGTTTTTGAATGACAACCCCACGCTGGTGTGCCCATGAAAAGCATCGTCATTGTTGCCGACCCGGCGATTGCGAGCGGTACGCATCGCGAGGTGCTTGCCGCCGTCGATCGAGGCGACGCGAAGGTCGTGTCTTCCGTAGACGTTGACGCCACGCCACACACTCGCGAGCCGGAGCCTGGGCCGTCCTTGCTCACAAAGGCCGCGAACCTCGCCACCTCCGCAGCCAGGCACATCGCCGCCGGGGCTCCTCGCGCAAGCGACGCCGAGATCGAGCGGCGGTTCGCCATCTGCCAGGGCTGCGAACACTACGACGGGTCGGCCTGCACGAAGTGCGGATGCCCGGTTGTGCGGGAATCGCGGTTCGTGTCGAAGCTGGCCTGGGCCGGGGAGAAATGCCCGGTCGGCAAGTGGGGGGCGGTCGAGCCCGCTTGACGCGTCAGCCATGCTGCGGGCGAAAGGGATGCCGTGCCCGACGATCACGTATTCACGCTGAACGGTGACGAGCGGTGGCTCATTCGGTTCACCACGCTCAAGGGTGCAGCCTATGGCTACACGTACTCGCAGAAGGCGAAGCACCCGCGAATCATCCTCGACGCTCGCATGCGCGGACGGAAGAAGCTGGAAGTGCTGGTTCACGAACTACTCCACGCGCTCAACCCAACGCAGAGCGAGGAACACGTCGAGCAGCAGGGCAAGGATATTGCGCGGGTTCTATGGAGTCTTGGATACAGGGAGGTGCCGCATGGCAAAGGCGAGTAGTTTGCTCGCGGTAGTAGATGCCGCTGCCAGCAGTTACCGAAGTCGCATAACGTGGTTTGACCGCCTTCATGACGATGCCAGATCGGAACTCTTGGCTGCTCGGAAAAAGTGGCGCGATGGTGGCTACACGCTGAAGCGGCTCACGCTCGCGCGGATGATTGTCGAGGCCGCGCGTGAACGCGGCTGGGCTGTGTGCGACGAAACAAGGATGTCAGAATGGCTCAGCAAAAACGACTAGTCGATGACGTAGACAAGGCCGCTGCCAACGTCACCCAACTCGCGGCCGACGCGGAACTCGCGCGGCTGCGCTCTGAGGTGGCATCGCTGAGGGGCCGCTACAAGGCGGCGCTGCAGCAGATCGACCGCGAGCGTGAGCGGGCGGATTCGCTCGTGCAACTGCGTGGTATCGAGCCAGAAGCCGTTCGCAATTCGCGAAACGCGAAAGGCACGAAGCACGCCGCCACGATGGTCGTGCTGCTGTCGGACATCCACTGCGAAGAGGTCGTTCGACCCGAGACGGTCAACGGGCTGAACGAGTTCAACCTTGACGTGTGCGATGCCCGGCTCGCGGAACTGTGGTCGCGGTTCTTCGCCATGCTCGAGCACGAGCGGCAACTGTGCCGCATCGACCGGGTGTGCATCTGGATTGGCGGCGACGTGATTACTGGCATGATCCATCCCGAACTCGCCGAGGAAAACAGCCTGCACCCCCTGGCGGCGAAGCGATGGATCGGCTCACGCCTACGCGGATTCATCGACGCCGCGAGCGAGCGTGTGAAAGAAATAGTGGTAGCGACTTCTTGCGGAAACCATGGCCGCACGACCGAGAAACTGCGGACCAACGAAGCCGACACGTCATACGAGCATGACCTGTATCTCACGATGCAGGCCGAGGAGCGAAAGAAAAACGTCCGTTGGCAGATTGGCGAGGGGCATCTGAACTACGTGGACCTCGACGGGTTTCGCGTGCGGTTCTGCCACGGCCATGCCATTCGCTACCAGGGCGGCATCGGCGGCATTCATGTCCCGCTCAACAAAGCAATCGCGGCATGGGACTCGACTACACGGGCTGACCTGACGTGCATCGGTCACTGGCACCAGTTCTCTTGGGGCCGCTCTGGGCGATACGTCACGAACGGCAGCGTAATTGGACACTCCGCCTACGCTATCCGCATCAAGGCCAACTATGAGCCGCCGTGCCAAGCCGCGTTCGTCATCGACCACGGACGCCGCGAGGTGACGAAAGCATATCCATTGTTCTGCGACCGGGATCTACGAAAGGGGAAGGCATGACCACGACACTGGAAGAGGCGAACGAAACACTCCGCAACGCGGTGCGCACCAGGCTGGACGCGACGCCGAAGAATGATCCGAAGATGGCGGGATACAAGGCGACCGAGACGGAACCTCGGTACATTTGTGCAAGTACCGAGGAAATGCAAGACGTCGTGTTCCGCTATGACGCGGAGGCGATGAAGAAATTCGCAGCGATGCTCAACGAAGCGACCGGGGAAGAGGCTGCCCGGTTGTGCGGCGACGGGTTGATCAAGCCCGACGTGCACCCCACGAGCCAAGCGTTCTTCGACCTGTGCGACGCCTTGAAGGAAATGCACCGGCGTAAGAGTCGAGACTACGGCTGCCCTAGCGGCGAAGACCCGCTGGCAAACATCCGCAACGGTGCGAAGTTCGTCGGCATCCCATCGTGGAAGGGCGCGATGGTGAGACTGTCAGACAAGGTGACGCGGCTCGCCAGCTACAACGCGACCGGGCGGCTGGAGAACGAGAGCCTGGAGGACAACCTGTTCGACCTCGCGTCCTACAGTCTGCTGGCCCTGCTGCTGCACCGAGAGGAACGCGATGCCTGAACCCCTCTCTGACGCCTACCTGCAGGAGTGCGAGTTCGACGCCCGTGCGTTCCAAGGTGCCTACACCGGGACCGCTGGCACGCTCGCGGCCCACGTCATGCGGCTGCTCACGGAGTTGAGCCGCGTCAAAGGACGCCTCGCCGTGACCATCGCCCAGCGCGACGAGCGGCCGTGCCTGTCGCACATCAGAGGAGATTGACCCGGGCCAGCCGGTGAGGCGCGGCGGTGGTTCCCCTTCCGCCACTGCTGCGACTCCCGGCTGTGCTCGGGGTCAGGCAGGATAAAACAGGATAAT